AGAATACAATAAACAATTAATCATTTGTATTGATTATTAAATCATTTTGAATAAAGGGGATAAGAATGGCTCTTACTGCAAATTGGAGAGAGCGGAGCCTGATTGACGCGGGTGGTCATACAGGTAACGTATATTATATGAGGATTATTGGCCGTGAGGGTTACGTGTGGAACCCCGTGACTGAGACAATGGTACTTCATACGGCAATTACTTGGGCTGTTTCAGCGGCACTACTTGTAGAGGATGGTTTGACAGGGGTATTTCCAATTACCATTTCGCCAGAAATTCCTGCCAGTACGTATGATATAATTGTTTACCAAAGGGTGGGTGCTACTGCAGTCAATACTGATGGTGTAGAAAGTCACTTTCAGGCCAAACTTGGTGGGGATATTTTTGGCTTCTAACATGTCATTTGGAAATATAAATTAACTTAGACAGGTGAACGGATATGGGTATGGATTATTTTAATTTGATAAAAGGATCTGATGGTCCGGGGAAGAACACGGAATTAACTTTTGGCGATTTGTTAAGTGAATGTCGGGAATCCGCTAAAGAAAAAGTAAATGAAGCTGATTACAAAGAAGACAATGACGAGTTGAATAAGCTAAATAAAGGTAAGAAAAAAGATAAGGGAATGGTGGATGCCGGTGTCAACGGGGAAGAAGACCCCGACAAGGAAGAGGAACTTGAGAATGATATGAAAGATCGCAGTAAGGATCCGGACTCAGACGTACCTCCACCTCCTGATGAAGTTAAAGATAATGACTCACCCATGGAGATGAGAAAAGAGTATCTGGGTAAGTCAGATGAAACTCATTTTTACTTTATTACCACGGAAGGTGGTTCAGGTGATATTGATGATCTTGTAATTGCGGATCAAGATGGTGTAAAGAAGTACTCTGCTAAAGAGCAGGATATTGAGATCTCGGAAGAAAGTATTCCTGATTTTCTTATTGCAGCTATTCGTGATATGATGATTGCTACGATAGAGAGAAGTATCTTCTTGAAGTATATCTATCCGAAGTTGATTGAGGAAGAGCCTGAAACTGCGGAAGAAGAGTTTGAAGAGGAAGAACTCTCGGAAGAACCTGACATGGAAAAGGCTCCAGAGGAAGCAAAGCCTCCGAGAGAGTCTGTACTACATGAGGCTGTTGAAGTTGATGAGCAGGAAGTTGATTTAAGTAAACTTGGCGATGATGAACTCGTTGCAAAATACGAGGCACTTTTAGTTAAAGGGGGTGCTTCACATGCTGCTGGTCTTGATATGGCTGTTGAGATTAAGAAACGTGGATTAAGTATTAGCGAATCTAAAGTTCGACTTTTTGAAACGACAGTAGTGGATGATAAGGGAAATTCATTTGATGTGTTCCTCATGGATGATGATCAAGAAGCAACTACCATCAGCATTAATGGTTTAGAGCATACTTTTGACCAATACAGTAAGTACTTTCAAGATGATACAGGTAAACTTACCGAGGAGGGATTAAAAGAGCTGGCTCTTGATACCCTTGCAAATCTTAGCGAAGAGGAATATAATGAGTTAGCTGCCCGGGCGATAGATGCTGAAAGTCAGGAGGGCAAGGTTGATCCGGATGTTGTTCACGTGCACAATCCACAAAATGAATCTAAAATTGAAGAAAATAATAAGGGGAATGATATGTTAGACGAAAAGAAAACAGTAAATAGCCTACTTGCTTTAGCACAAAAAGCAGAGAATGAAGCTAAGGCTCTTCGTAAAGAGGCTGAGAACTTAAAGAAAGCAAAAGAAGCGGCAAAGGCGAAAAAGGAATCAGTCGAGTCTGATATAGTTAAGACAAAGATTGAGGAAACTGATGTCACTAAAGGTACCAAGGCTTTGGTTAAGTTGGCAAAGGATGCCGCAAAGGTTTCTAATTATAAAGAAGCTGCTGATTACTATACGAAATTGGCTGAGATAGAGTCTATGGTTCCAGCCGAAGCCGCTGATGCAGCCGAGGAACTTCCAGAAGAGACTCCAGATGAAGCTTTAGAGGATGAGGCTCCAGCAAAGGAAGAAGCCCCAGAAGAAGAAATTGAGGATACACTGGAAGATGACCTCGAAGAGGATGTTATACCTAAGGAAGATGCAGTTGAGGAGGCTGCCGTCGAGGAGGCTGCCGTCGAGGAAGAAGTTACTGACGAGAAGAAAGCAGTACCTACTTGTAAGAAATGTGGCAAGAAACACTGGCCCTTTGAGAAGTGTACTAAGGCGAAGAAAGAAAGCAAAATCGCATTAGAATCTACTGAGGATATTAATGAGACACGGCAGATACAAAGTCTGCGGAATTTGCTCGATATGTAGTATTTAGGTTACTTTATAGGTAAAAATACGTACAGGAACAGTTCTGCCGCCAATGGGGCGGTAGGACCCCTGGATCACAATGTTAATAGGTTATGTAGTACAGTTATTTGAGTACACCCGTCAAGCCTCTCAAACCTTAGGGTAACTGAAGCTCAAATGTGATGGGTCTTGTGGCCCTCTATCCCAACTGGCAGAGGAGATGGTCTTAGAAACCATTTAGTGTGGGTTCGACTCCCTCGGGGGCTATTGCGATATAGACTGGAGTGGCTCCAGCTTGGCCTCATAAGCCAATGACCTGAGTTCGATTCTCAGTATCGCTATTGGTGCTCAACGAATTCCTATATGGTGACGCCTTGATGCTCAGAGAAATGGCACGGCGTCCTAAGTGTGTTGAGTTATTTCTCATTTGTTAGATGATCTCATAGCCCAATTGGCAGAGGCGGCAGTTTCAAACACTGCAGGTTGAAGGTTCGAATCCTTCTGGGATTATTGCTCGGATAGCTCAACGGTAGAGCACTGGTTTTGTAAACCAGAGGTTGTGGGTTCGAATCCGACTCTGAGCTTTTGAATGGAGGGAAGATGAACGATTTTGATTTTGGAAAAGATGTTGATAACTTGACACGGGAAGAAAGAACCATAGAAGAGTTAATGGAACTTTCTGTCTATGATGAACAGGATATAAATAATTGTCCCGATGAATTCTTCCATCAGGAGTATCTATTTACCGCGGGTAGGGATAAGTTTGATTTTATAATGATGTTTATGAAAAATGTGGTTACATTCCTATATACATCCCAGTTCACAATGGATATGATATAATGGTGATACGCTTAGTTAAAATAGTATATTCAAAAAGTTGGGCAAATTCAAAAGAAGTGGATCAATAGTTGTCTGACTCTGAGCTTTTGGTTTTGTTCTGTTACAGAATAGGGGTAACACTGTCAATGTCCGCAAAACTGGTTATCCAAATGTAGGAAAGTTTGGTAATCCGCGTGGTTTGGGACCACGAGACCGCTGGTTCGAGTCCAGCCATTCGGACTTGTTCTCTGCCAGTGGCAGTAGAATTTAAAAAGGCTTATCGTTGAGCCCGCCTGGCGAATCAACGGTATGATACGGGCGAGTAGCTCAATTGGGAGAGCGCCTGGTTTGCAACCAGGAGGTTAAGGGTTCGAGGCCCTTCTCGGTCCATTGGGATAAGAAATAATACTATAGGGGATGACAAGATGATATTAAATGAAATGGTGCAGGGTAAACCAATTCTCGAAGAAACCTCAAGAGAGAAACTTCCAGATGGCGTTTTGTGTAGGGTGTCATATCCTATCTGTGATATTGGTAAACGAAATGCAAATAAGCGAGTTTACGAGGCGGATGTTTGGGAGGGGGTTCATGCAGATAGTGGCCTTAAAGATAAGCTAGAAAATCGGGCACTCTTTGGTCATGCAGAACATCCTGAACAAACTCAATCTAATCTTGAGAAAACCAGCCATGTTATTTTTGAAATGTGGAACGACGGTCAAGATAGAGAGTGGCAGAAGTTTGATGTTCTGGATACCCCCACAGGTCGAATTGTGGATTGCTTACTCAGGGCAGGTTGCCGAGTAGGTTGTTCTACCCGAGCAGAGGGTGATCTTGAGGAAGCAGAGGATGACGAGGGTTCTTACCAAAAAGTTGTTGCAGAGAGTTACAAGTATATAACGACTGATTTTACTGCTGATCCCAGTACCTTCGGATCTGTTCCCCATGATATAAAAAGAAATGTTGTGTCTGAAGTTAAGAAAATGTTTGAAACTAAAGATGTTGGCACAGGTGAAATAGAGTTCGCAGAAAAGGTGCTTGAATCCATGACGTGTAAGAAAACTAGAAAAGCTATAGGTAGAAAACATAAATGCCAGCATTGTGGTGCCTGTGAAGCTCTTGAGGAGAGAAAAGTTTTGAAAGAAAATAAAACCGTATCAATCTTACTTGAAAATGGTACTATTACAGAAGGTGCCACAGTTAAGTATGGTGCAAAAGATGCCAAGGTTGAGAAGATAGAAGAAGGCAATGTGACTTTGTCTGTCGGGGATGTAGAGCGTACTGATGTAACAGTTAATGGTAACGCCAATGTCAGTGTTTCTGTAACAGGTGTTATTACTATTCTTCCTGAAGAAGTAATGGCCATTCCAGATGTAGGGCAAGAAGAGGTTCCTGCAGAATTAGATGTAGAACCCGCAGCAGAGCCCGTAGATGACATTCCTGTTGATGATATGCCTGTTGAGGACGAACTCGAGGCGGAACCTGAGTTGGATGATATGGATAAGGATGTAGTTCCCGAGAGCAGATTAACAAAAGAAAGTTTAACGGCCGCCTTAGGCAAAGTTGTTAAGATATTGGAAGGTGAGCATAAAGATAAAGAGGGTAAGCTCACTGAGATCAGTGAAGGAGCAATTGGAATTACTCTGGATGATGGAACGATAGTAAATATTGAGGATCCAACGTCCATTAATATTACAGTGACGTCTCCGCCGGAACCTGAACCAGAACTTGAGGAAGAACCCGTTGTTGAACCAGAACTTGAAGATGAGGTTGTTGAACCTCTGGCTGATGAGGAAATTCCTGAGGCTAAAGAAGAAGGTTGTCCAAAGTGTGGTAACTTAGCAGTTGGACACAATGGACTTTGTCAGAAGTGTCAAGAAGAGGCGGAACGTCAAGCGAAAAGAGGAAAGAGTGATGCCTATGCCTCTGAATCTGTACTTGATGAAGTAAAAGCGCCTACAGCTTTTGGCGTTAGTGATAAATTGGATGCCGGAAATTTATTGAAGGATAAGGATGGTAAATCTTGGACGGTTACCGAGGTTACAAATTCTCGTTTACTTATCACTCAGCTGGGTGCACCGGGTACTGAAAAATCTCTAAGTTGGGATGAAGTACCGGGTTGGGGTTTTACTAAATTAGCCGAACGGGAATTGGCCAAGGATCCGCATGCTGTGGTTGTTCGTGCTACAGGTGGTGGTTGGGGAGTTTGGTTAACTGGTGATGGAAAGGATAGATGGTTGGCTGTCTTTTCTGATAAGGATGCTGCAGTTAAACGGGCAGAAAAAGTTGCCGGTGATGGGGGTATTGATTACACGGGAGTGGAGGAATCTGTACTGGATGAAACAGGTTTTAAATCCGTAGATAGAGACCATTTGAAGAAATTGGTTAACTGGATGAAGTCTGTTGACCAGAAAAATTATCCCTATGGTAATTTACGCACTGATTTAGAAAAAGCTGAAGAGGCTTTAGAAAATTTAGGAAAATCTGGTGTAAAGGAATCTGCAGTTGATGAAACCGCGGACATTAATAAAATGTATTCCGATGCTGGTTTACCCACTCCGGATGGTAAAGGTGAGCACACGAAGGCTTTTCATAAGTTGGCTGTTGGAATTGCCAAGGATTATGTAAAGAGTGGTGATAGTCCTAAAGAAGCTTTGAGCAAGGCATACCCCACTGCTATGAAACAACTTGGAAGAGATAAGGCAGTAAAGAAAGCTCATCAGAGAAATGAATCAATCTCCACAACGGTTAAAGAAATCAAGAGTCTAAAACTTCAGGAAGCTGTAGCAAGATCTGAAAGAGATAAGGCTATTGAATTATTGGAAGACCTTACAAATGGGAAGCAACAGTTTGAATCAAAGGTTGCAAAAGGTAAAGCTCTTGAAATTAAGATGCTTGTTTCTCGAATGTCAAAGACTTTAGAAGCCAAAGAGCAGGAAGTAAACGCTCTTAGATTTAAACTTGAGGAAAAGGCTAAACTTGCTGCGGATCAAAAGAAATTGGTTTCTGAAGCCAGGGCTAATTCGTTAAAAGGAATTACAAGTTTGACAGAAGCGGTTGTCAGTGAAGCAAAAGTGATGAAGGACGACTGGGCAAAATCAGACGCAAAGCATGCACAAGAATTGAATCAATTGAGTGAAGCATTAAAAGTAGAGGAGAAAAAGCATAAAGAATCTTGTGAGGTTTTGAAAGAAAAGATTACAAAAGAAGTTACTGCTGCAATTACTGAGCAGTTTATTAAGCGTTTTGTTGAGTTTAGACTATCCGAATCTAATTTGAAGGTTGATGAAAATTCTCGGGCACTTCTCGAGCAAAGTACATCACTGGAAGACGTGGATAATCTTTTGGATGACATCGTAGATGCAAGCAGAAGGAGTGCACTTCACTCTGAGGCAGTAAGGGGCATTCGTGTTCCTCAGCATACTATGCCAGATCCAGAAGGGGATAGGATTAAACGTAGTGTTAATAACATATTTGAAGGTATGAACGGATAGTATTAGAAAGGTTTTACAAATGACTGATATGGAATTAGTCCAATCTCAGCTGAACGCTCTACAGGAGCGTCAAGAGGGATTGATGCGCATTCCTCGTATTAAAAAGTACTTGGGTGTGGTTAATGAACACGTGAAGTCAAATCAAGGTCGGGATATGACGATTTATGAGAAACGTAACGTGGCTCAATGTCTCTATAATGCTGTGATTGATACCGGCTTAAAGGCCGGAACAAGATTGTTCGAAGCAACAACCGAGGATAACATTGCATTCTTGGGAGTACAGCTTCCGGTTATCGCGGCACTTTTGCCTTCGTTGGCTCTTAACGAAATCGCAGTTGTGCAGGCAATGGACCGGAGAATTGCTGCTGTGTTCTATCTGGATGTGAAGTATGGTTCAACTAAGGGTGGTGTCACTTCTGGCGCAACGATGATGTCGGCAACGACTGGTCACAATGAAGCAACTGCTGGTCGTCGGTACGCAATGGCTCGTGTAGTTGGCGAGGTATTGACGGATGTCGCTCCAAGTTCTGCAGTGTACACGGGTACCGTAACTTATTCTCCTGGTCTTATCAATTTGGAGAATGTTAAGATTTATGATGCCGCGGGTACTTTGTTAGGTTCGGCTGATGAAGATGGCGTTGTTACTGCCGCTTCTGCAACAGGTGTAACCGGCACTATTACCACTGCGGGTGTGTATAGCCTCGATTTTAGTGGTACAGCTCTTGGTTCAGGTCTAGGCGCAACTATTACTTATGATTATCAGTATGATCTCCCTGTAGATGATAATAATGAGCGAATTGGTGTGCCTGAGGTTGATGTTAGCGTTCGTCAGGAAACTGTGGAAGCAATTGACTTCCCGCTGAGAGCAAAGTACAGCATCGGTGCACAGATTGATTTGATGAAAGCTCATGGGATAAATCTCGAATCCGAACTGGTTAAGTACTTAGGTGGAGAAGTTAAATTCACGATTGATCAGGTGGGACTCGACATGATTGATGATGCTGCAGCTGGTACGGGTTCAGCGGATGCAATCACTACCTGGGATGCTCGCCCAAGTCAGGGTGAACCATGGATTTGGAAAAAGGAGGAGTTGCTTGACCGTTTTGAACAGGGATCAAATAACATCTTTGAGAAGACGAAGAGAGGCGTTGCAACGTTTATCCATTGCGGAAATAACGTAGCACGGATCATTCGGCAACTTGATAAGTTCAAAGCACGTGGTGGGGCCACGAATATTCCGACTGGTCCTATGGTAATTGGTACACTTGACGGACGAACAGTTGTACAGAATCCGTTCAAGAGTTCCAACTATTACACGATGGGATTTAGAGGACCGAGTTATTTGTATGCAGGCTTTATTTATTGCCCATACATCCCATTGTTCACCACACCGACTCTGATTACTTCGGACTTGATGGCTCAGAAAGGCTTTCTTTCGAGTGCAGGTTTCAAGGTGGTCAACGCCGGTCTATTCTGCCAGGGTTTGATTCAGAACCTGGGTGGTGGATATGTTTTAGGTGTTGATGTGTAAGAATGGATTGTTAGTTCGTATGGGGAGGCCTTCCTCCCTATACTTTTTTAAGTAGAGGAGATAATATGCGGGGTATAGTGGTAAAGATTAAGGCCTTGTTGGATTGTAATTTACGCACCTATTACGAAAGTCATGATTTGATAAAGGATGAAGTAAAATCTATTCGGTTTAAGAATATAAATACAGTTACTGAGTTGTTGAAATTTAAGAATTTTGTTCTGGCTCGTCCAGATGAGGAAGAAGTTCGGAGTATACCCGTACTATGGCCAGAGGTGGATGAGGATGTCTTAGTTGCCGTGGAAAATGGACAGGTACTGCGGTCGGGAATTGATGTGGAAGATGAGCAAATACTCCTCCTATAAACTCAGTGTTAATGGTATTATTGAAAATGGAAATGAAATATAAAGTTGATTTGGTGATTCAACAAATTAGCAGGAAGTTGATTCTGCTTCAGACTGAAAGAAAGGCTATCAATAGAAAAGAGATTATTGATAGCATAGTGTTTGATAAAGAAGGTGAGCTATGTCAGTTAAGAGAATTGGTGAGGCTGCCTGAGAGAGAGTAATTCAAAATAGGAGAAAGAAAGATGTTATTAGATCTGAGTCAAAGATTTGTTACTATGGAAGGCAAAGTCATTAAGGATATCATAAAAAATGAAAATGCTCCAGATACTGTAAGAGCCTTAACTTTGCTTAGAGTCATTACTTTGGCGTTACTGGAGCCAGTGGCAAAACTTTCCGATGATGCCAAGATTACACATTTTGAATTGTGTTTGAAAGTTATTGCAAATAAGGCTGGTGCTGTTGAACTCACAGCAGAAGAGGCAGCTTTACTTAAATCATTAATTAAGCCAAAATATGGGATACTGATTGTTGGTGAAGCGATGAGGATGTTGGAAGGCAAGGTTGTGGGTATTGAAATTGTGGAAGACATTCCTGACAAACAACCTCTCGATGAATATTATGATAGTCAAGAACCAGAGTTACCCACTATAGGTTCTCCCGAGGATTCTCCAATAGATCACTCAGAAGAACCCGTAGTAGAGGTGGTTGAGCCTCCAGTGGAAATAGTAGAGCCAACGGAACCCACAGTAGATAGTTAGAATAGGACGGATTATGAGCCAAATAGATAAAGGGGGTAATAGCTGTGAGTGACCTTGATCCAACGAGAGTGATGACTAAATATGTTGACTGGATAAAAAAGGAATTTGAGCCTTTAGAACTGATAGTAGCTCAAGAAGATGATTCTGTAATTGAGCAACAAATAGAGAATGCTATCAGATACTGGAATACCCATTCAGCGTTTAAGATTAGTGGTATATATACTTACGCAGCAGGTACTAAAAGGGTTCAACTTGATGCCGCATTTAAGGGCGTAGTGGATGTCCTTCCTACAAGGAACACTTCGAATTTTTTAGATAATCACCCAGTGTGGACTCTTACGGGAATTACAGTTCTTGATAATGTTACCTCTGATTTAATTATGATGTCTGAGGCGTTTAGAAGTTATCGGATATATGTAGGAACAAATTTCCGATTTGCCTACCAAAAATCAGATGATCCATTAGTTGGTGGTTATTTGTACTGCGTTAATGTTCCAAATGGAACACACAGCATAATGGTGATTGGCACGAAAAGAATTACAAAGAATGAGGATATAACAAATACTTATATCTTGGATTGGATTCTTTATTATGCAAAAGCTTTGGTAAAGCAACAAGAAGGTAACTTGTTAAGGAAGTCGATGATTATTGATACTCCTCTTGATGGGCAAACTTTAGTGGACGAAGGGAGAGAGGAACAAAAATTGTTGAAAGAGGCTTTGCAGAAAGATGGCAGATGGGTCATATTTATGAAGCGAAAATAAAGAAGAAATAAAAGGCAGAAGTTGGGGAACTCCTGCCTTAGGGGATGGACGTCCTTGTCGTTTAGGGTATTAAAATTGTTTTACAATATTATTATACTGGGTAATATCTGTTCTTAAGGAAATTTATGAAAAAGAATCAAATACGGCTCTTGGAAAGTATGATTGAAATACCCTCACCTTCAGGATACGAAGAAGAGATAGCGGAATTTATTAAGAACAGATTGTTACAATTTTTGCCAAAGTCTAAAGTTTCAGTAGATTTTCAAAATAACGTATGTGCAGTCATCGAAGGCACTTCCAATAAGGTAGTGATGATTGATGCCCATTTAGATCAAGTGGGTTTTGTAGTTACCAATGTTGATAGAAAAGGTTTTATCAGTCTAGTGTACGTCGGTGGAGGGGACTTATCCATACTAAGTGCAAGAGACTTGGTTATTCTTACGAGTAAAGGACCTGTTAATGCTGTAGTGAATCGAAAACACGCCCACCTAGTAGAGGACGAAGGTGATGCCAATGTTAATAGTATGATTCAGGCCATAGTTGATATCGGTCCTCGTAGTCGAAATAAGGTATTATCAATAGTAAAGGTGGGTGATCCTGTTGTATACAAACCATCATTTTCTCATCTAAGAGAAAGTTTTTATGCCGGTCCTGGTATGGATGATAAGACAGGTTGTTTTGTACTGTTGGAAACAATGAGGGCGGTAGCAAAGTCTAAAAAGAAATCTATGCCAACATTGGTTTTTACCTTTTCTGGTCAAGAGGAAGTCTACGGACGCAAACTTCGACCATTGATTAAAAAGTATAATCCGGATTTATTTATTGAGGTTGATGTAACCTTTGCTACGGATTGGGAAGATGATGCCGATTTGCAAAGAGAGGTGGGTCTGTGTGAGTTATGTTCAGGCCCAGTTATTTACCGTGGAGTCGACATTGATAAAGCTTGTTTTAAGCTGATCAGTTCCGTAGCAAGAACTCATAAGATAAAAACACAAATACAAGCATCAGCGGGATCAATTGGATACACTGCCACAGAGGTGACCAATGAAGGAAAAGGAATCAAAGCCCTAATACTGGGTATTCCATTGAGAAACATGCACACACCTGTGGAGGTTATAAGTATGCGAGACCTCGCGTATACCACCCAACTATTAAAAGAATTCCTATTACACCGGAATATCGGAAAGGTTTTGGAGAGATAATAAGGAATTGTTTGTTTAGGATGGTTAAGCAGATAGGGGAATAAAATGAGTTGGCCAAAGGTAAACCAAGAGGTCCTCTTACAGAGGAACATAAAGCAAATTTAAGTGCTGCTCACACAGGTACACATCAGTCAGAAGAAACCAAAGTCAAGATAGGTGTTGCCAGCATGGGAAATAAGTATGCTTATATAGAGGATAGAACTCATACAAGCGATACTAATCCTTATCCTTCCAGTTTTAGAGATGCCAATAATGTGGTAAGAGAATTACTTGGTGATAGTTGTGAAGAATGTGGTAAAACTCCCGCAGAGAATAACCGTCAAATGGATAAGCATCATATAGACGAAGATAAAGAGAATAATGGTATTGAGAACTTTCGATTGATGTGTCAGTCTTGTCATGCAAAGCTGCATGCTCAATTAAGAAAGAACACAGTAAGAATATAGGTGAGTAACCTAGTTGGGAGAGTACCTGTTTTGCAAGTAGGGGTCAAGGGTTCAATTCCCTCCCTTTTTAATTTATAGGAGCAATATTGTCTGGTGAACAAAATTTAACAGTGAAGGAAAGATAATGCTGGATTTATTTGAAAAATTAATTGAAGCTTCTGCTTCTGATATACGAAGAAAGCAAAAGTCTATAAAAAGACTCTTTCCGGACTTTGACGCTAAAACAAAGGGCGTCGAGGACAAAGGTGGGTTAAAATTAGTTAATCAAAGTGCAAATAGGTGGACATTTAAGATACATTCAGGTACTGATGATAGTCTCTGGTATGATGCCTATCTGAATTTTAAGGAAGTAAAATCAACACTTGAGCGAATGGTAAAAGATAGAAGACTTTGGGTTTCAGATAAATCTAGGGTTGACTTGCGGAAGTTAGCAAAGCAATTTATGGATAAGGTGGATATCCAATTATTCTGCTCCTGCAAAGCATTTCAGTATTGGGGTCCTGCCCATATACTTAGTCTTGACAAATATGATGCGATGGCGGGTGGTCGGAAAGAGGTTCGTCCACCAAAAGAGCGAAATCCCAAAAAATATGGCATGTTATGCAAGCATTTAGATCGGTTGCTAAAGGTACTTCCGTTTTATTCAGGTACTGCAGCTCGGTGGATTAATGATTTTTATGCCGAGGATATTAAGAAGTGGGAACAAGAAGCACGAGAAACATTTGGTTGGGCAAAGGCAGTAGGTAAAGCTTTGGGAAAGAGACGGGAAGAAAAGCCTATCACACCACCTCCAGTTGAACCAGAACCCAAACCAGAATTAGAAGTAGAGCCCGAAGTAGAACCTGAGGTAGTTCCAAAAGAAGAACCCACTCGGGAACCTAAAGCGGCAAAAATTTCAACTGAGGAACCGGGGATAGCAAAAGGACCACCTCGGGAACCTGGAGTATCAAAGAAGAAAGTTAAAGAACCTGGGATAGCAAAGTCAGAACCCGTGGAACCTGGGTTGGCAAAAGAAAAGCCCATTGAAAAGCCCAAAGAGGAGCCAGAAGAAGAGGAGCCAGAAGAGGAACCCAAAAAGACTGGGAAGACTCCTGGAGGTAAGAAGGACAAGAAAAAGAAACCTGAGTGGAAACCAGATGCTGGAGAAGGTCCTGAGGAGGATTACTTTTAATGTTTGACGAACTACTTGAAGATGTTAAAATTTCTGATTTAAATGAAAAGCTTATTGAAAAGCTTGCCGCTCTTGAGCACGATCAGTGGGCTCATTGGACGAAGTACATGCTGGCTAACATGACTGATGAGAATATAGCCAGATGGAAAGAGCAAATAGATACCCCTTATTCTGAACTATCAGAAAAAGAAAAAGACAGTGATAGAGAGTGGGCTCAAAAAGTTTTGGATATAATTGAGGAATAACAATGGAAGATTATATGAATATCTGTGATGAGCTTGCTGAACTGGAGAAGCAGCGGAGATATCGATTACTTGAAGCTACCACAATGGATGCTGTAACTTTTCTGCCTACAAATTTGGGGGCAGTTCGGGCAGCAGTCAAGAATTTGGCAAAAAAGAAATGGAAATGGGGCCTATCAATTCTTGAGGATGACAATGGTAATAAGGATGTTAGAATTGAAAATGTTCTTAGAATAATTGTTCCGAAGGAACATTGGGATGAGTTTCAGGGAATGTTCACAGAAAGCTTAAATGATGACATGGAACTTAATTTACAAGAACTTCTTAATGAAGCACTTGAGGATGAACTGTCGGATCTTCGAAAAGGATTGAAGCCCTCTTTGGTTAAAATGTATAACGAGCAGAATTTTGAACTTACGGATAAGACCATAAAAGTTTGGAACAGTGTCTTTGGAATAGATCAGATTATAACAGATAGGAATAAGGTAGCGGTTACATCCGGACATAAGGGTAAAGATATTCAAAAACTGTATGGCAAACTTCTCCGAGCTTATGGAGAAGACAAGGGCGGATTAGAAATGCTTTTGGCTGATATAGAAAATGATAGACCATTAGGTGCTTATTCAGAAGTTAAGAAATTTGATTATCTTTACGGGGATAGAGTAGTTAGTGTACTCCATGATATCACACTAATATTTGAAGCAGTAGTGGATACTGCTCATATGACTTCGGAATCTATTTATGTAAGTGACAATGACGTACTTGATGAATTAGAAGATCAATTGACTTCTGTTAAGCGAGTTGGAAATGTTCTGTACCCCGAGAGCGAACGATTTGACGTTGGCTTTTTTAGTGCACTTCGTAATATCCTGGAAGATACCACAGAAGAAATGGAAGCAGAGTCTGAAGAGGAATCTGAACAGGAAGACGAATAATATTTGTTAGAGGAATATTAATGAATAATACATTGAAGAAAATACGTGAAGCAAAAGATGTTTGTATTTATCAAAAATTACTTAAGGCTTTAGGAACTTATTCGGCGGATATTCCTGCTACTGGTATTGATGGCTTGTTTGATGCTGTAGCAAAGGGTGGTACAAAGATACTACCCAAGGATAAGAAAGCATTGGAAATTCTCTATCACGTACTGGAAAGTGGACTTGCCGCCCGAATTGTACACAAGCTACTAAACTTGAGATTTTCTGACTTGCCTGCTGAATTCAGGCCCATGATGAAGAACGGACGAAAAACTCAAGTGGCTCATTGGTCAAGAGACTCGAAAATAAGTGACAGGATTAAGGATTTAGTGAATTGGGACGGTACAGGTAAGGTTGGCGGTTGGACTGACATTGACGGTGAAAAAGTTACGCTTATCCCCATACTGAAAAAAGAGGAGAAATCACATGCTGTTTAATGATGAAAATTCAGATGTTTTAGATTTATTGGCAAAGATGCAAGAGGCCACAACTTCTGAGGTTGATGAAGAGAGGGGCACTTTTAAGAAGGGTGATAAAGTCACATACAACATGTTTGGAGGAAGTCTCTCCAACGATGATTTTGTTAGAACACTCGGTGTACATGAGCATGCAATAAGAGTCCGTCACGATGGAGCTATTGCAGAAATCGTAGAGGCTATGGGTGAAGAAGTAGCTCGGTACAGCATACAATTTACTGATGGTTTCATTATTAATGACGTTGCTGTCAGTGAAGTTAAGGCCATAACTGAAGCAGAGGATGCCACCCAGACTATGAAACCCCAGGAGAAACCTGCTCTTGATGCTGAAGATGCCAATATGGAGGATTACAGCGAAGAGGACCTTAACAAGCCAGAAGCTAAAATTAAAAGCAAGTCTGAAAAATCTGGGGATGCCATTAGGGGTGTTGAGGATAAGGAACTTGAGCAGAAAGAAGATAAGGTAGAAAAGCCTAAGAATGAATCTAAAGTTGATGAATCTGTTCAAACAGATATAAAACGATATAAGGATCAACTTGAACGTAAAGCTAAAAAATCTGGTCTTTGGGAGAACTTTGGTCAAAAACAAGTTGGGTTACTGGAGGATAAGTATTCAGATCATCAATATAAACATGATGGTATTTGGGATGCTATTCGAGTTTTTGATAAATGGTGCCAGTCTTATACTGGGAAGAATGAATCTAAGGTTGAAGAAGCGGAACGCAAGGATCATATCCCCGGTGGACAAGGTGATAAGAAAGTTGCTTCAGATTTTAATGCCGAGCAAGTTAAGATTGGTACTAAAATTGAGATGGAACACACTGATGACCCAGTTATTGCTGGCGAAATAGTGTTGGATCACTTGAAGGAAGATCCTGAGTATTACACAAAGTTAGTACGAATGGAAGCCGGTGCCTGTGACACGCCTAAGAAAGAATCCAAAGTAGCAGAAGGTGAAATGGAAGTGGCTCCTTCTAAAGTGGGGATAAAGAAAATCTCTGATGAAAACTTGAAAAAATTACACGATGGTTCTATGCGTTCATGGAATCAGTGGAAAGATTCCACACAGCCTGAGAACGGAAAATTGGCTGCTCAGGCAATTAAGCAATATGAAGATGAAATGATAGTCCGAGGACTCAAGTCAGAGGATCAAAGGACCACTGGTAAATTTATGGCTGAGTCAGCTCTGTTTACCTTATTGAAGAAACAAGAACCCCTTCGGTTATGTAATGAATGCTTTAAGACTTTCCGAAGTACCGGAAGTTGCTGTGAGTTTTGTGCCAGTCCAGATACAGAATCTTTGGTAGAAGGATACGGAGATCTCGTGGGTTCCGCTAAAGAAGTATTTCAAGTTACCTGGGATGATGCTAAAACTGGAAAAGAGGAGTCAACAAGGGTGATGGCCTTTGATAAAGACGATGCCAAGCGAGAAATGGAAAGGAACCCCAACAAGAAGGTTACCAAAGTTGAAGGTCCAATTGTTTCCAAGTCTAAAGATGAATCTGCTGTATCAGAAGATTATACTGAAGTACATCCTGGAAAATATTTGGTAATGTACTACGATGGATATAAGGAAGAGATATCTGCTCAATCAAAAGTTGATGCTATGAAAAAGGGTCGGGAAAACTACCCGGAAAAAAGAATTTCTAACGTGAGGTTATTAGAACAGGAAAATAAATCCCCTTTTGATCATACTTCGGAAGGATCCGAACTCCAAGAAGCTGTTTTAGAACTTGTTGGAGAAACGCCTGGTATTGACATTGAAGATCAGAAAATTTTGAGATGGGCTCTTGAGCAGAATGCTATATCAAATGAATGGCCTTCAGTGGAACAGATGATTGATGTTGTAACTGAGTTGGATGTTATAGATACTTCCGGTGCAGATGATCCGGATGGATTGGATCTTGGAGAAATCGAAGCAGTTTATCTCAAGTATGTTTTACTTCCGAAGGCAACTGCAGCTTTTGCAAAATCAGTAAGCGAATCAGAAGTAACTGAGATGGCACAGGAGGGGATTCCAGTAGCTGGTAAAACGTACCATATCACTCAAACAACTGGATGGCATTGGCCAGAAGGAGATTATAAAGTTACTGATGTTCAATATCTTCGGTGTGCTCGTGGTGATTTAGCCAAGCAATTTCAGGTTGAGGGTAATGATAATTGGTGGATAGCCACATTCTATCACTTTAAGGAAGCTGATGGAGTTAAGGAAGCTCAGAAGGAAGTTAAACCTTTTAGGACGATAGAGATTGTCAAAAGTAAAATAGATCCAGACGTTTTTAATATTCGTGTGGTGGAGTTACCACGAGGTATTACTATGATTGTGACCACTGAACCAACTGATAAAATGGCTATAGCAAAGGGTAAGGAAATTGCAAACCTTATAAATGCAAAATTCTTGGGGATTGTTGACGAAGCTAAACTCAAGGAGCGGGAAGAAGGGAAACTTCCTTCAAAGTTAATTACTAAATTAACATCCTTTGCAAAAGAACATGGTATGACACTTGCAGAACTTGGAGAGGTCCCCGCCGAAGAGCTTGATAAGAAAACTGATGAATCCAAAGTTACCGAGCAGGAAGAAGATACTTTTACAACCGTGGGCAAGGGCATGGAAAAGGAAGACGCGGAGAAACTTGCTCAGGAAAAAGATGGTCAAGTTGTGACCGATGAGGATAATCCAGAGAAATTTGCCGTGATTACAAAAGGGAAACCATAATGCGTGACATATATGAGAAACTGACTGAGGAAGACGGAGCTTCACCTGAGGACGTTGCTAGTATGGACGTAGACCTAGAGCTTCATGTTGATGGCTTGGGCGACGGAGAGGCAGTGTCCGAGCCAGAAAGGGTATCCCTAACCTATCGTATCGAGGTGGAATGGCGAAGTTGGGGCATTAAGGATATAAATGTAACTCCAATAGGTGAAGTTGAGTTTGAAGTTGAGATAGTTGATGACGTTAATGGTAATTTAATAGATACTATTAATGTCAACTTTGATATGGGCGATGTTAAGATACACTGGGTGCAAGGACACAGCTACGTTCCTGAGTCTTTTATGGTTAGAGTAGATAGATCAGGGAAGTTATTGGAAGCGGAACTTAATTTCTATTTTCAGAGTCAATAATGGAAGAACTACTTGAAAAATTAATGGCAGAAGGTTGGGGTCAACATGTAGCCACTGCCGCCGCGGCAGGTATTATTGGTGGCGCTGCTGTTTTGGGTGGTGCCTATAAAGCGGAGAAAGAAAGACCCGTTGAACCATCTCCTTCTACGGTCAGGGCAGAAGAACCCAAGGTAGAAGAACCCAGGGTAGAAGAACCTAATGAACCCGCTGCTAAAAAAGAAATAGTTAGGATGTTAGTAACTGCGTACTGTCCTTGTGCAAAATGCTGTGGTACGGGTTCACCAGGTATAACCGCCAATGGCCATAAAATACAATCCGGGGATACTTTTGTGGCCGCAGATAAAAGGTATGCATTTGGTACTGAGATGGTTATTCCAGGATACAATAAGGGTCAATCTGTGGAAGTTCTTGATAGGGGTGGAGCTATAAAAGGGAATCATATTGATGTGTTCTTTCCCACCCACCAAGAAGCCCTGAATTGGGGTGTCCAAAATTTGGATGTTGAGATTCTTAGAGGGGTTACAGAAGCTCGGGGTCATTGGAGAAATTGGGAAGAAATACAATGCCTTAAATGTTTTTGGAGAGATTATAAAAAGAATTTTGCCAAGAGAAAAGAATCTATTCCAAAGATATGTCCTAAATGTGGTGCTGAGTTAAAGACTTGAGACTGAGAAATATGATTGATAAACTATATGAAAATGCATTCGCTGTGGATATGCAATTATTCTCCACCAGATTGACCAAGGAATCTTTGGATAGGAGTACGTTTGAATCCTTGATAGACTTTGCTCAGTCCGGTTTAGATCCAGATGTATGGGTTCAAGATGGTAAAGGTGTGTACTCTCTTGTTCCAGGTGTTGAAGAAAAAATTATAGGATTCATAAAAAAGTATCCCGGCGGAGACCTTTTATCATTAACAGACAATGTACACGTGGTTGGTTCCATAACTACAAATCAATATTTGGAGGATTCTGATCTTGACGTTCATATTTTTCTGAAGGATATTAGCAAGTGGAATGAAGATATCGTTTGGGAAGTTAAAGGATGGTTTGATAGGAATGCAAAATTATCCAGTGCTCTTGTAGGTGAACATACAATTGAAATATATATTCAATTACGTCCGTCTGTGGATTATCTATCACCGGGATTTTATGACTTAACAAATCATAAATGGATAAAAGGTCCGAAGATTGTGGCGGAAGATTATGATCCGTATGCTGATTTTTCTGACATTGCAGATGATTTAAGAAGTTCTGTAAAAGATACAGATTTGATTATTGGCGAACTTAAAAGAGATGTTATTGATTTTGAAACAATTCAAAAGGCGGTAGGTAAAATGTCGCCAGAGAATAAAAAGAAGTTTCTTACCAAGCTGGAATCTAAATTGGAGGATATAGAGTCCTCAATTAGGACCTTATTGAAACATAAAGATCAGTGGGTAGCCAATCGGCGTTTAGTGGATGAGCCGACCTCGCCTGAACAAGCTTTGAAGGATGTCGATTTGGCAAAACAATGGCGAGATTCCAATGCAGTGTTTAAGCTGATTGGCCGGTACAAGTACGTAACCCTCATTAAGGACCTAAAAAAGCTTTTGCAGGATGATGGTAAAGTGACTCCAGACGAAATAGATAAAGTTAAAGATATCATAGGGACAAAATAATGGCTACAGGCATGATACCTAGGGCGTCAATTGACGTTCTACGAAAATACGTAGATGTAATTATGAAGGCAATAGGGATAGACTGTACACTTTATATTCCAAATGTAGCCTCATTTGATGCCGCAGAGATTAAGGATGTATTTGCCACGCCAGCAGATTATACATATAATAGTTATTCAGCAAAGGTGTTTATACAGTGGAATCCCTCAACCTACAAGTTAAAGAAATTGGGATTGTTTGTTGAAGATACATTGCCAATACTTGTTTGGTTTGGCAATAAGGCTACTGCACTTGATGTTGATGGTGTTGCCTCCGGGACTTTAGTGGATATGGATACCTGTGTGAAAAGTTATTTCAGCTTTACTCCGGAATTTATTCCAGAAAACTATGAAGGTGTGGAAGCATTTGAATTGGTTAACGTTGCTGTAAAAGGTTTTCAAGATTGTATTATTCGTAAGATTTATAGCGCTGTACCACGTCGGGTACAAATTTAAAGGAAGATAATGAAACTGAAAAAGATAACTAATAATTCTAGTGAATTCATTGAGTTGGACCACAAGAACGGAGCTAAGACAGCTTTGCCTCCGGAGGTATCATTGAAAGATGTTGATATTGTTAATCTCACTGAGGTGGCAGGAAAAGTCACAATGGTGACTGACCTCACTGAAGTTACTGAAAATGTAGGAAAAACAGTACTGCTTGGGTAATTAAATGCAATTTCATGTTAAGTTAGATTGTGATGTGAAAAATAAAGCGGAGTTTCTTCGACATCAAGCTGCTTTACTAGCTGCTACAAAAATGTATCATAACTACGTTGAAGTTAAGGATAAGATACTAGGTACAGGTCCAGAGTTGTTTGCAGAACAATGGTTACGTGGAGCTATCAGCGGATCTGATACGCAGTTTGAGAATTTGATTTTAATTTACTTCACTAAAATTTTAATCGGAGCCCAGCATGGCAAATAGTTTTTTACAATCATATGATGACGCAGTAAAGCATCTGCTGTATAGCAAGTTTGCTGCGATAATGGGAATAGATACTTCGTCAAGTGATGAAGGTGTAAATATAAATTTAGGGGTGTACAATTTTCCAAAAGAAGTTGCCCAAAGAGTTTCTGCAGAAAAAAGAGGTCAAACCTATTTAGAGTTCATAAATTTTTGGAGAGTTAGGGCAGGTTTTAGCTGGGAAAGAAATAGATCAGTGTTATCCAGAAGAGGTATGTGGGTAGGTGATGCAGATGTGGTGGGATCAAGGACCGTCCATGTAAAAGCAGTACCCATGGACTTGACATATGATGTGTGGTTTTGGAGTGTAAGCCGGGATAAGCTGTATAAAGTTATGGAGGAATATGCCTTCTGGCAGCAGGACAATCCTAAGGTAACACTTACGTATATTGATGATTCAGGGAATGAGTATCCTATGACTCCGGACATCCATCTTGGGGACATAGTTGATGAGTCCACAGTTCTTGAGCAGTTTAGAGAAGGTATAAAATACATAATTCGAATGCCCATCACTGTGGATGCTTGGGCGTTAAAGGGTATTAACTGGAATATCATTAGTAAGATTTTGGTAACCTTTTATGATAAGGATGACCTTGATACTGCCGCTGAATATTCAACAGTTATAGTAGAAGATGAACATCAGGATACCGAATTAGAGGCTGCTCTTAAGTATTTTAGTAGGGCTATTTATGACGATTATTCGATTGATCTTGTTGCTAATTCAATAAGTGTCCGGGGTGATTTTGCAAGTGACTTTGCCGCTGGGGATAGAATAGATATTTGGAATTCCACGGATAATGACGGACCGTACATTGTCTCCAGTAATGGAGCAGATTATGATTCCACCACTGGGGTAACAACAATTGAGCTGAACGAGTCATTAATCAGTGCAACCGCAGATGGAACCATCTATAAGAAGGGTGAATAATTATGTTTCTTGATATGCTTGATTTTGTTCAGAGTTACAGCGGTACTTTACTTTTATGTGAGGTCTTGTCGAAAGCTGATATAGAACGAATGCGTGGCGAGGTAGCCACACCGGAGATACTTCCTTGTACCTTTGATGTATCAATTCCTGGTTGGCTTGAAAGAATTGGGTTATGGGGTACGATAGATATTCGACATAAAAATCCTGAGAAATGGAGGGGAAAGAAGGGGGTAACTCAGACCCAGTTCATAAAAGGATTGATGCCAGATGCCATAACTAAATATTTTGGTAGGTGGGAATTTGTTAAGAAGGGTTTGACAAAGGTTGAATGCCATCGCACTTATTTTGGGATAGATGGTACGCGATATACAGAAAAGTTTATAATCAGTATCAAATTAAAAAAAGAACTAAGATAATCTTATAGGAGAATTAATATGGGTAGTAGCATTTTTTTAAGCCCTGGCATATTTGTGTCAGAGAAGGACATTTCTGAAGTGGCCCCAATGATTGCAACTGCGTCTGCTGCACTTGTGGGGTATTCAGCAAAAGGGGATACCAGTAGCATCCGCCTAATGACCACGAATCAACAATTTATTGAAGAGTATGGTGAGCCAGATCCTTCTTCAGGCCACTATTTCCACTATGCAGCTTTAGCCTATCTGGCAAGGGGTAATGTACTCTATTGCTTGCGGGTGGAGAATGGCGCTTTGTTTGGTGGTGCTGATATAATGTCGTCTGTATCCAGTGAGCTTAATGCAGCATTCACTGTTGGGGCTTCTGCAGCTACTTTTTCTGCTCCGTCTGGTCTTGAAGAAGATTGTATATTCCAGATCTTTGGAAAAGATCCCGGGGTATGGGATAATAAAATCGGCATCACTATTACTGATAGCAAAGATGGTACGGATCCCGTTCCAACGGATCAGTATACGTTTGTAATTAATGTCTACTATCAAAATGAAGATGGTGATTACGAACAGGTTGAGAGTTTCAAGGTATCCCGCAAGATAAAGAAAGATGGTTACGGCAAGCAATTATATCTGGAAGATGTGGTTAACGGAATAAGTCAGTACATCGTTGTTAAGGATAGTGCACTCTTAGATACAGTTCTTCCAAAAGAGGCGACTGCTGTTCCTGATGCAGCCCTTTCAATTATTTTTGCTGGGGGTACCATTGGTGCTGAAATTTCTAGTGCAGAAATCATCGCAGGTTGGGATGAGTTCACTGATCCTGCTGTAGTGGATATTAGAATTCTGATTGAGGGTGGTGAAGCTTCACTGGGGGTAGCAGTTCAGACTAAGATGAAAGCCATTGCTGAGGCCCGACTTGATTGTATTGCAATTTTAGATATGCCCTATGCTTCCCTGAATTCAGCTACAGATATGCTGATTTTTAGGAATACCACGCAGAATTATAATTCTAGTTATTGTGCGCTGTACGCTCCATGGCCTAAGATATATGATCCGTATAATGATCTTTTAATCACGGTTCCTCCATCAGGTCTTGTGGCTGGGCAGTTTGCTTACAATGATTATGTAGGTAACTCCTGGTCTGCCCCCGCGGGTTTTACCCGAGGTGGATTGGATGTACTTGAGATAGTTAAGACGAATGGTAAACCTTTCACTGAAGGAGAGAGGAATGTACTTTATCCAGATCAAGTAAATCCTCTTCAGATGTTTAAGGGTGAAGGAAATGTTATCTGGGGTCAAAAGACTGAGCAGAGGAAATCATCTGCTACAAGTCGGGTTAATGTTAGACGACTTTTGATTGTTATAGAAAAGACTCTGGCAATTTCTTTGCGGCAATTTACTTTTGAGCCAAATAATGAGATAACCCGGTTTAGAATTGAGTCTCTACTAAATGACTACTTGGATAAGTTATCGTCTCAAGGAGCTTTTCAATTAGAAGGTGGAGATAAAGGATATCACGTTGTTTGTGATGAAACCAATAACACTCCAGCGACCATAGATGACTTTGTATTAAATGTGGATGTTTTTGTCAAGCCAGTTCGCTGTGCTGAGTATATCAGATTACAAGTTATTCCTACAAAAACGGGGGCTTCGTTTAAGGAATTGGTAGCTCGTGGAGTAATGTTTTAGAATGTAGATTGTAATTTGTAATTGTTAGAATTCTTATAAAACAAATAAAGGAGAAATTTCATGGCAAAAATGAGTGCGGAAGATTTTAAAAATAATCTTAATAATCCAGCAAGACTTTATTTATGGGACGTTATGTTTACCAATCCCATTGGGGGCGGGGATTCCGAGGCTCTTGAGTTAAGGTGTCAAAGTACGGCTATTCCTGGAAGGAGTTTTGGAGAAATCCTTATTCCTTTCAAAGCAACTGCAGGAATAAAAGTTCCAGGTAAGTTGAGTATGTCACATTCTTGGCCAACTACTTTTGTGGAAAGCACTGATAAGAAAGTGTTCACTGTTCTTCAAGCTTGGAATCAGACGATCATAAATGCTCGATCTGGAATTGGTAGTCCAGATATTTTGATTAAGAGCAATATTTACCTTCGGTTATTGGATGCTGCCGGAACTATTTATCAAAAAATAAGGATAGTAGGTTGTTATCCTCAAGATGTGGCTGATACACCCCTGGCCTATGAAACGGAAGGTGTGGTTACCTACTCGGTGGTGTTTTCATATGATTATTGGGAAGAGGCCTAGTTATACCTCTGTAGAAAATTTAAGATCATGAGGATTTATTATGCAAACGATTGGATTTGATCTTTCTTCTATCGGGGGTAATTTCCTGCGAAGAGCCTGGATGCTCCAAAGGACGTTTAATTGGCAATTAATCATGCCACACGATTTTAGAGGAAATATTGGTTTCTTAGTTTCTCAGTATTGCCAGGATGTAAATTTTGGTGATTATCGTATGGCCGATGTCACTACAATGAGATATGGCGCGTATCAAAGATTTTATGCCGGGTTGCAGGATATCAGTACTGTCACACTAACTTTTCTTGTACCAGTTGACAATTCAGTGTATGATTATTTTTATTCCTGGTCTGAATTGATTGTGGATGTTAATGGTTATTATCATCCAAAGAACGAGTATAAGAAAACTATTTTTGTTATTATGTACGACAGAACTGGTATCCAAGCTACCAAGTTTGCTTTAAAGGGAACTTTCCCATTAAACAAAGCCGCTGCGGGACTGTCCTATAGTACTGAGGGTATTGTGACATTAACAATGACATTAAGTGTTGATTCCATTGAACCCAATAGTTTTCTTGGAGACATTCGCCAGGCGATAGTGGGTATCGGGCAGGATGTTGTTGGCGGTGTCACAGGGGCACTTGGATTAAAATAACTAATTATGGTTATTTGGAGCAGAGTTAGATAAGAAAAGTCAATAATTTGAACAATTATGTTATAACTATGCCCATTTGGGGTGTAGTTAGACTGTACCGGGTTTGGAGAAACCCAGTATCTTATAGGTAAACTAAAAGAGAATTTATTTAGAAGGGAAAGTAATGAGCACATATCTACCAATCAATCTGCCTTCACGTTGTCTTCCATATGAAGGTATTGATCCCGCGAATATCACTATACGGGCCTATACGGCTGCGGATGAAATTTTCTTGTCCGAAATCAATCCTGTCAATCTTGAATCAAAATATCTTATGGTACTCAAGGAGGTACTTTTAGGAATAGATCCTAAATTATTAACTCTTGGGGACAGGTTGTACATTATGATTTGGGAGTATATCAAATCATATTCTTCCAAGGTTAGACTACCTGTAGTTTGCAGCCACTGTATGGAAGAGAGTACTGTTTCTATAGACTTATTGAATTTGGATCAAGTGTGTCTTCCGGATAACTACCAGCAACCCCATAAAGTGAAACTTCCAGATAAAGGGAAAGAAATTGCATTGAAGTTACTTACTATCGAGGATGAGATAGCTATTGAACGATATGAAAAACAAGAGCGTAACGGTCACATATACAGGTATGCCCGGTCTGTGGTTAGTGATGCGGATATCTTATCTGTTGTGGCTGACATGGAAAAATTGAGTGCAAAGGACCTTGCCCAGATACGGACATTTCAAACGAAATTTTATCACGGTCCAAATATGGACACTAAATATACCTGTCCTCGGTGTGGAGAGGAGGATGACGTAACTGTCCCCTTTCGACTTGAATTCCTTTATCCGTATGGTGACACCCTTACAGACGCTTTTGGAGAGGGAATTTAGATTGTGTTATCATGTGCCTGGATTTTCTTTACATGATCTTAGAAGTATCAGTGCAAGGGAAGTTGATTGGTTTCATGGTCGACTTATGCAGGAACTTCGCGAGGAAGAAGAGGCTCGTACAGGTAAAAAATTGTATTAGTAAGAAAGATTGGCATGATTAGAAAAAGATATTATCATTATCCTTCACCGATAGCAATAGATAGATTCAATACTCGGGTACTATCAGCACTATCTACTAAACTTGCAAGGGATTACTTAGGATTTTTTGGCAGTTTAGCAAAGACATACACTCAAGGTCCACAGAAAAAGAAGTTGGATTCCATTGTTATTGTAGTTAAAAAATCTGTTGTTCTTCTGGATAATATGATATCTAACAATCAAGTCTCCAAAAGAGATGTGCAGGACTTGGTGGACTATGTAGAAGAAATAAATCAAGCTCGAGATGAGTTTTTACAACAGGCGGAACAAAATAAATCTCTTGATACAAAGATACAAAAAATATCTGAGACTACGGGGATTTCACCCGGAGATTTAAGTGTAACAAAAGAAATCATTGAAAAAGGCGCCAGGGTAACTCGCAAGCGAACAAAAGAAGGTGTGGCACCTTTTATGAAGCGTACAATGCCCGGTACACTTGGGTTGGGTGGGGAACTTGCTGGTGGAGCAGCCACGGCCTTACTTGGTCCATTTGCTCCTATAGCGTTTATGGCCGGCACATTGGCAAAAGGAGCTTGGGGTGTAGGTAAAGGATTGCGTGGAAAATTACAAGATAGAAGGGAAGAAGGACTATCCCGTCGATTGACTCCTATGTCAGCGGCGTTGCCAACTTCTGCATTTAACCGATTGGCAGGAGCCAGAGCTCAACGTCCATTTGCTGCAAATTTTAGTGGTATCTCTCAGAGAAGATCTAAACACCCATTTGCTGCAAATTTTGGTGGTATCTCTCAGAGAAGGCCCTTCTCTACAAAACGAAGTAAAGAAGAGATGGTTCTCCCATTAACTTACTTTTTTGATAAGAAAGCGCATAAGGCTAAGTGGACAAAAGAATTGCTCGATAGATTTAAGAGCATGGAGAAAAAAATTGGTGGAAAAGGTGTTGGTGGATTGTCTGGGATGTTGACGGGGCTGCTACCATTGATTGGTACTATTGCAGCTTTTGGAGTTGGAATAGCCGCAGCAACAGTGAGTATATATGAAATTGTGAAAGCGGCAAAGGCTTTTACGGATTGGTGGAATGCTAAAGAGGGGTTGGCTGAATCCAAGAAAGCAATGGAGAAGGCTTCAGGTTTAGGCCAGGGAACTTGGGGAAAACATGCTCTTGAAAAAGGAAAGACTGGAACAGAGCAATTAGGTATTATTGATAAGGCAACGAAGGAGGGAAAACTTTCTCCATTGATGTCTAAAAAAATAAAAGAAAATATGATTCTTGAAAATATACTTCCGAAGAAAGTGCCTGAATTGGAAAGAGATTCTTCCGAGGTGAAAGCAGTTACAGAGAGACTCCGTGGTGGGACAACTAAAAAGAATAAACTTTTGGAACCTATGCCGACAAAGATAAAGGATCCTTTCCAATCTGACCGAGAAAAGAAAGAGACAAATAAGAGCATGCTCGGTGTACAGAAAGCTGTGGAACAGGTGAATGAAACTTTATCACGACAGCAGGGTTCCGGAGTGAGGGGTGCCGCTCTAGGTGATCCCTATGGCGTTGGTGATCCGCTATTAATTCCCTGGAGTTCAGGTCAGTTAACAGTGGGGAGGGATTAATGTCCAAATGGAATAAAAATACTAAAACAAGCGGTGGGAAAAAAACCCATGCTTTCACAGAATATGGTTACCTTCCTGATGGTGATTCCGTTCCCGCGGATTACCTTGCTCGAATTACAAGTATTAGAAATAAGGCTTCTGTTGTTGGTTTACTTCAAGAAGATATTTCAATGCGAGTTGAATCGAGATGGGATCCGTTCATTCCCACGGCTATTTTGGCTAAAGGAAACATGCTTGCACAATTAATATCTGAGGTTGGCGGAGGTGGGGGAGGGCCAAAATCTTTAATTACAAAAGCGGCTTCGAGAAGACTTTGGGTGGGAACTACTCCAATGACTTTGTCTTTGAAATTGAAATTTGAAGCTATTAATGATTCATTTAAGGATGTTGTTGAACCTTGCAGAATATTGCAATCATTAGCTTTGCCTTCTGAATCGGGAGAAGATGCTACTGCCACAGGAGTTACTACAGCTTATGAGAGTGGTGGTATTGGTGCCGCACTCGAACTACTTCCTCTTCTAACTCCTCCGGGACCATCTCCGTTTTCATTAGAAGGAGTGCTCACTTCAAGAAAACCCATTGATGAATTAAATATCACCAGTATCATAGAAGGATCAAAAGGTGGTGATCGAATAATGCTCCAATTGGGTAAGTTTTTGAGGTTTGATGATGTTATTGTGAAAGAGGTATCCACGGCGTATCATATTAAAATGGACATGTTTGGCGATCCAATCAGTGCAGATATATCTTTGATATTTGAAACCTATGAGATCCCCACAGTACAGTCATTAGAAAAGGCATACGAAAAAACATCATTATTTCAAGAATCTGTTACGGAAAATGGTCGAAGAGAATTTCATATTACCACATTTGGATAAAAAATGAATCGAACAAATTTTTATAACATCTCGGTGGTGGATGGTACGAGTGAGCTCGACTTTCTACACAACACTTTATCTGAGTTCACCATGCAGTATTCTCCAAGATATTATAGGGTTAACGGTGCGGATTTGATGCGACCTTATTTAATTTCAAATAGATTTTATGGTACAATAAATTTCTGGTGGATAATTATGTTGGTGAACGAAATAGCCAGCCCACTTACTGATTTAGAGGTTGGACAGATTTTGAAAATTCCAAGTAAATTGGATATCTACGCTTTCCAAAAGAAGTTCCGTATGCGCAGGTCGTAATATGTTAAATTGCAAACTTCCATTCTGTGAATGTGATTGTGGCCAAAGAGTGAAAGCTCTCGGTTCCTGGTTTTGTAGGGTCATAATACGAGAGGAAGGCCTTCTAATAGAAAAGGTAAGTTTAAGGTTTTAAGAGAAATAAGAATATGTTTGAATAAAGAGTGCACTAATACATTTGAGGTTAGGGTAACCGGTACTAAAAAATATTGTTGCAGTAAATGTGCTAATCGCGGTGAGAACAATCCAAAAGGAATGTTAGGTAAACACCATATTAAGGAGGCCAAGAAGAAGGATAGTGATAGTGTAAAACGGCTATGGCAAAGATTAGAGTATAGAATAAAACAAGCAAGATCTCGAGTAAAAACTAAGCAAAATAGAGCGGAAAAGTTATTGGAGAAAATACTTGATAATTCTTTCCTGATCAATATAAGTTTGTAGGTGATTGGACATTTACTATTGATGGCAAATGCCCTGATTTTATAAATGTTGGTGGCCAGAAAAAGATAATAGAACTCTTTGGCGCTTATTGGCATAAACCAGAAGAAGAACAACAAAGAATGGATTTGTTTGCCCAACATGGTTATCAAACTTTGGTTATCTGGGATTATGAATTGGGTGATGTTAAGAAACTAGAAGACAAACTTTTTGAGTTTGTAGCAGAGTGAGAAGATCAACGTAATAATCTTGAGGATATGGAGAAATAGTAATGAATTCTGCGAGAGGGTATGATCTTACTGTAACTATTGGTAGTACGATAGTTCCCATTCAGCCACAAATGATTCAGGAACTTACAATATCTCAAGATATTGATCAGTTACTTCCTACATTTAAGATGGCTATAAGAGAACCCACCGGACTACTCGGAGAGATAATTCCTCTTGATAGAGACGCCAATACTGTGGCTCTTAAGATTACCGGTATAGGTGGAGAGGACAGTACCAATGAATTTAAGTTCTCTGTAAAAAGGCGGAGAACAGGTTCAGCAAAAGAATATGTCATTGAGGGACTGTTGGATATTCCGGGAATGTTGGATCCTTCTAGAGTTAGAGCTCTAACAGGAGATGTGCGGGATACTCTCGACCTCATAGCCACTGATGAATTAGGTGGTATCAACACCGAACTTGGTGCATCATTGAAGTTCAATAAGACAATAATCCAACCTTATTGGACTAATGCTCAGTTATTCCGATACTTGAAGTCAAATTTATTGGGGGCTAATGATCAATCTGGGTATTGTTGTTTCATTAAAAATATAAGGAGCAATCCCATATTAGTATTTAAGAGTTTAAACGAATTGGTAGCTCAGGATACCTATTTTAATTTTATGGTTGGTCCTAAACAGTATGAAAATTTTCGTCCTGTATCAGAATACCATATTATAGATAGTTCTCAATTTCTTGGAGATTTTGGTGCAAAAACTCAATCATATAGATATTTTGATTACAGTACTGGAGTACATAAAAGTACCAATGTCAGTTTGTCTGGGTATCCGTCACTTGCAGAGCAATTTTTAATAAATAAGGATAGTGATATTGAGGGAGTTAACCTTGTCGAGGGTCGCAGCAATGATTTTACAAGTGACTTTACCGGAAAGATAAAGAATGTACTCTACAATAGACTTAATGGATTTGTAAACATGTGGATATCTACTTGGGGTACCGAGAATATTGCTCCCGGTGATGTGGTAAAAGTGGTTTTTAACGAGGCCTTTGCCAGCGGAAATTTTTATCTTTATCAGCATTCAGGATACTGGCTTGTAAAGAGAGTTGTACACATGATAACTAATTCGTTTATGTCAAATATCTTGTTAACAAGAAATGGTATTGATAGTTCAATTGAAAATACTCTGTTAACGGCAGATTATTCCAAAAGATAATGCTTGATTTTAAAAAAGACACACTAAAATTTCCTGGTCACTACCGGGGTACAGTTGTAAGTAATACTGATCCGAGTAGTCTGGGAAGGATAAAGGTTGAAATATACACCGTGTATGATGGTATTGCTGCTGCAGATATTCCCTGGGCGGTACCTGCTTTTCCATTATTCAGTGGAGCGGGGAGTGGATTTGGTTCCTTTGCTATTCCCGAAGTTGGCAGTATTGTTTGGTGCTTTTTTGAAAATGAAGAGGTCTACCAGCCAGTTTACTTTGCGGCAGCCCCTGATAGTGTGCATGGACTGCCATCGGAAAGAACAACCAATTATCCCGGTAGGAAAGTTTGGAAGACAAAAAATGGTATCACAATAATTGTGGACGATTCCGCGAAAGAAGTTTACGTAAATCATCCTTCTGGAACATCCGTGGTTATAGATACTGATGGAAAAATAATTTTAACTGGTGGGGATGTGAGTATTATTGGAGAGGCCGTGGTGATAGAGGGAACTACGGTCGATATTAATCCTTAGGTAGCATATGGCATTACTTAGAAAAAATTTCGCTAAAGGTACTCTTGCCGCAGGCGTTAATGGTCTAGTTACTCAGATGACTGTGGTTGCCGGACATACTCTGCCCATTAATGCTGGTACTTTTCCCTTGACCATTTGGGACAATGCCACTTATCCAGATCCTGCTGATGCTCTTGCTGCTGGGGATTTAGAGATAGTCATCGCGGAATACTCTGGTACACCAAATGTATACACTATTACTAGAGCTCAAGAAGGTACTTTAGGAGTACCACATGGTTTAGGTCACAGAGCAGCTCTGCATTATACTGCAGGAATGTCAGAAGATGACTTAACTGTTGTGGCAGATCATGCCAGTACTCATGAAGTCTTGGGTACGGATTTAGTTAGTCATGATAGTCTGACTGATTTTGTAGCAGATGAACATGTAGCCCATGGTGGAGTTTCAATAATAGCCGGTACAGGGATGTCTGGTGGTGGAACTATTGCTGCCAACAGAACTTTAAATTGTAGCATCACTCAGTATACAGATGAATTAGCACAGGATGCAGTTGGTGGTACTCTTGATGATGGTACTGTAGGGAATATAGTTTTTACCTATGATGATGCTGGTGGAGTTATATCTGCAGTTACCCAAGATGGAGAAATAGACCATAATTCTCTTTTAAATACTCATAATTTAACCACAGATATAGACCACAATGCTTTAACAAATTATGCATCTAATCAACATTTCTTGCAAACAGATATAGACCATGTAGATACTGACCTTGCTACTGGGTTATTGAAAGTAACAACTGGAACAGGAGCATTATCTGTCATAACAGACTCTTCAGCTAATTGGGACACTGCATATAGTCACAGTCAACTCACAAGTGGCAATCCTCACAGTATATATTTTACTGATTTATTAGATGTTACTCCTTCTAGTATTGCTTCAAGCGATATCAATAAAGTAGTAGTAATTGGTTCTGATTTAAATTTAGAATTCTCCGATGTTTCAACAGATTGGGACACGGCGTATTCTCATAGTCAGTTAACCAGTGGTAATCCCCATGCGGTAGCTTTTACTGATTTAGATGAAGTAACTCCAGTAAGTATAGCATCTGCAGATATTGGCAACGTAGTGATGGTGGATGCTGGTCTGAATTTGGATTTTGTTGATCCCTATACTTTAAGTCATGATGGTTTTGCAGATTATGCTGCTAATCAGCACTTCGTACAAAGTGCAATTACAGAAGTTGGCACGATAGCGACAGGGACATGGGAAGCAACTGATGTCGCCATACTTCATGGTGGTACAGGTCAAAGTACTGCACAGGCGGCTATTGACGCTCTTACTGCCGTAGGTGTTGCAACTAATGAACACGTACTTACTAAAGACACTACTACTGGAAATGCAATTTGGAAAGCCGCAACAGGCGGTTCAGATGCTTTTACAGTTAAAGTAGACGCTGCTGCGACTGCCGGTTATATTGGTGCGGCAAGTAATGATGGCGTATTGAGAACTGGTGCTGGAATATCTTATACTGACGGCGGAGATTTTGTTACACTGGCTTCAACCCCCCTTGCCGGAACTGTAGTACAGGTTGTAAATTTTCAAACAGGTGCATTTAATTCAGGAACTACAGTTATACCGGATGATGATACAATCCCTCAAAGTAATGAGGGAGACCAATATATGTCTCTTGCTTTCACTCCTACAAGTGCAACCAATAAATTAAAAATAGAAGTTGTTGCAATGTTGTCTAATTCTTATGCTGGTGTCCATACCCTTGCTGCGGCTTTGTTTCAAGATGATACAGCAGATGCTTTAGCATGTACTTATATGTCGTCCCCAGCGGCTTATTTTGGATTTTCCGAGTCTTTTACCCACTTTATGGTTGCTGGTACAACAGACGAAACAACTTTTAAGGTTAGGGCTGGTTCAAGATATGCCGGTTCCACTACATCTTTTAATGGTGCTGCCAGTTTGAGAAAATTGGGTGGGGTGATAGCGTCAAGTATAACAATAACAGAAATACAAGTGTAATATGAACCAAGAAATTGTTCAAAAGATAAGATGGCTTCAACAGGCTGAGGGACATCAGCCCTGTTTCAGGTCTGGTAAGATTGTTCCATAAAAGGACAACTGTGGAAAATTAAGGTATAAAATGTTCGGTACTTTTGGATCAAAACAATTTGGAACAACTTGGTATATACCACCCATTACTCCGGTAATAGGCGGTAACATATCTTTAGTGGGAGATTCTTCAAACCACGGAGGCACCATTATCTCCAGTGGCCAAGATGGAACTTTAATGGTTGGGGGAGTAGCAGTGGCAGTAAACGGGGCAACATTAAATTGTCCTATACATGGAGTAACCCCAATTATAGCAAGAACTATTAAAAGCTTTCATAACGGAAAATTGATTTTGACGAATGGGGCAGTGGCAGGTTGTGGGGCTACCATAGTTAGTCCTGACCGTTTCGTGTACGTCGAGTAGGACTTAATACTAGCAGTAGTAGATCACCTACCCTAGGCGGTGGTAGGTATGTTAAATTAGAAGTTAAAGGGTGGGTAGAATCATATGAGCAGTAAAATTTCAACTATTTGGTCCGATCTTGACCATCGGCTTATTCAGGATGCCCAAGGTGCACTTAAAAAGGTTGATAATGTGCAAGCAGTTATGTCTTCTGTAGACAACATACTTAGAACTTCCAAGGGTGAACGTGTAAATTTACCATCTTTCGGATCCAGTCTCAAGAACATGGTTTTTGAATCTATGAATAGTCCTTTAATAGATTTACTATCTCAAAGTCTTAAGGATGAAATAGAATTTTGGGATAGCCGAGTTATTGTTTCCCAAATTCGATACATGGAAGAGCCGGATAACAATTCGATTGTAGTTGAGGTTGCTTTTTCAATAAGAGGGTATGATAAGATTTTTAAGCAGGAAGTTACAGTAAGAGGGGAGGCAGGATAATGTCTAACTTATTAAGCTACACAGATTACGATTTTGACTCTATAGTACTACAGCTTCAGAACCGGTTAAAAAGTAAAGCAGCCTGGCAGGATATTTATAGATCTTCTACGGGTGAAATGCTAATAGAATTGCTTGCCTACGTTCTTAACCTGGGAATGTTTTACACGGAGCGTAGAGCAGAGGAGTCCTATCTTCCAACGGCACAACTACGATCTAGTATAAAGAATTTAGTGGCACTTTTGAACTATTCGCCTAAAAGAAAAACGTCGTCTACGGGCAATTTAACGTTCAGTATTTCTGAAGCATCTACTAAAATAGTTTACATTCCAAAATATATAGTTTGTAAAGATGCTGCCGGGCTTGAGTTTTTAACAAATGAATTTGCCGCAATAGAAAAAGGTCAAACTTCAGTTTCCGTGGTGACCATTCAAGGAGCATTAAATCGGGTAGAAGTGGCTGCAAATGGAGCAACTAACCAAGAATACCATATAAATAATACTTCCGTTGAAAATTCCGCCTCCACTACCAATCCTACATTGAGAGTTATTGTGGATGGGACTGAATGGACTAAAGTAACTTCGTTTATAAATAGCTTAAACACAGATCAGCACTATCGAGTTATTGATGAAATGGATGATACCATCACAATCCAATTCGGAGATGACATAAATGGGGCCATTCCAGAATCAGGTTTAACAATTATCATACAATATATTCAATCTGATGGATTGGATGGCAATGTCACTTTTGCGGACAAGATTACTGTAGTTGATTCAATCATTTATGATGAGGATGGAGTAGCCGTAACTGTGACGGTAACTAATGATGATTCGTTTCTTGGGGGGGATGCAGAAGAGAGTGCGGAAGAAATTCGATATGAAGCTCCGCGAGTATTTAAAACTGGAGATAGGGCTGTAAGTAGGGCAGATTTCATATCTATTCTTGAAAATTATGCAGGAGTAGCTAATGCTAATGTCTGGGGTGAGAATGAAGAAGCAGAGGTGGCGGGTACCTCAGTAGTTGCCGCTATGCTGAATAAGGTAAAAATGTGTGTGCTACTTCAAGATTGGGAATTACCGGGAACGACCTTTAAGTCCACTTTATCAGCCCACATTTATGATATATCAATGCTTACAGTGAAGTATGAATTTGTCACTCCAGTAATACTTTTGGTTATTCCTGTTCTTGATGTTAGAGTAACTGAAGGTCATTCACTATCTCAAGCACAGGCAGATATAGAAGTAGCTTTGGCGACAAAGTTTGTTCTGGGTGATACAGCTAAATTGGGGACTATAGTTAAGTACAGCGAAGTACTTTCAGCCATTCACGATCTTGAAAATGTTGCGTATGTGTCGATGGATCTAGAAATAAAGAAAGTTCTATCGGATAGTTATGATTCGACGTATGACTGGAGTGAAGTTCTTGATGCAACGGATGTTAAACCTGAAACATGCCGGGTATTTGTAGACGGAGTATATAAAGTTACAGATGTTCAGATTAGTGCTACAAAGGGTACGTTTAGTCTACCAGCCATAGGACTTACGGGAGATATAGATTATCACTCAGGACTAATTACTTTAGATGTAGTGACATCACCGGCACTTCCAGTTTATGTCAGGTACCAGCAGGATCAAAACGATAACATCGTGCCATCTGCTAATCAAATTGCGAAACTAGAGGACACGGATATCAATAGTATTTCCATGGAGTAATAATCAATAGTATAATTGAGGAAGTAATAATGAAAAATTTTCATGGGTTAGAACAAATATGGACAATCACACAAAAGCGCAATGGCAGAATTCTTTGGGCAGAAACAAAGAAAAATCTAATTGTGGACGAGGGTGAAAAAGCTCTTGTGGATACTTTTTATCGAAACCTGGCTGCCACGTATTTTGTTACGGCGGATTTTTGGGTTGGACTTTATTATGGAAGTCTCGCTGAAACCACAGTGCTTGGTACTATTCCTGAGATTTCAGCCATTAATGGTTATGCCCGAGTTCAGATTGAGAGGTCCGTTGTAGGTTGGCCCACAATTGAATTCCACGAGAATGACTGGCGGGTTGTATCTAAAACAATAACTATGACAGCTTCTGGGGGGAATATTGGTCCAGTAAACGGGGCCTTTTTGTGCACTTCTTCAAATAACACAGGAGTGTTAATCGGTGGCGTGGCTATGAGTATGTCTCGCACTATTCCCGCCGGTGATGATATTGAATTCACAATAAAAGCGAAACAAAAATAGGGGTTGAGAAACGTTAGTAAGAGAATTTAATTTTGAATAGGGCAATTATGGCTGTTGCAGATATGGTTGTAGTGGGTATTCGAGATGTAGTTAAGGGTGTTTCCGTCTGGGGCATGAAAGATGATGGGACTGTTGCCTGGACTTATGATACAGGTGGTTTAACTAGAAAAGCATTAATCAGTGCTGGCTCTGTTTTTATCGTTGGAACAGCTGCGGATAATGGGGATGGTACCAAAAATCTTTGGAAACTAAGTCTTACTACTGGTCTATTAGAGGCAAGCAGATATTGTCGAAGTTCTGGATTTACATGGGACTTAGCTTTGGATTCAGTAGATAGACTCATTGTAGGTACCAATGATGGTGCTTCCAGGCTCCCTTTGGATTTATCTTCGGAAGAAACTTTTAGCAGTGGAGGTTGTCTTTCATGTGCAATTGACCTTGTTGATAATAGTATTTACATAGGTTCTGGGGGACTTTCTGCGAACATTAGAAAATATGCTTCTAATTTAACTTCTGGTTGGACAGCCACGCCTTATAGCAGTTCTTCCACGTATGGTATTGGAGTTTTATCAAATCAAAAAATTGTGTTTGTTCAAAGTGGGAGAAGATACGCTTATGATAAAGATGGGAATCAACTGTGGGGTATAGTTGCTGCGTATGCTGGTGCAGAAAGAGTTAAGATTTCCTCACTAGATAGAATATTTCTATTTTCTTCTAATCTAGTTGAAGTAAATGAAACTGATGGATTGGCAATATCAACAACTGCCTCACCTGAAACTTATGATGCATTTATTGCTGCGGATGGCATCACTATATACACCTGTGGAGGGTATTCTAAGGCTTTTAATATACGTAAAGAGCACGCAGATAATTTAACCGTTTATGGACAAATGGTTACTCCCAGCTGTGGAACTCTTTATGGGATATCCGCAGATCCTTCATTCAGTTTTTCTAAAGAACTTAAAGATGATATCCAAGGTTTTTGGAAATTAAATGACAATGCTGCCAATACCACAGTTGTAGATGATTCCGGTAATGCTTATGATGGTGTAGCTTCTAAGAATACTTCTGTTATGTCTACCGTGGGTAAGATAAATGAAGCTTTGACTTTTGTAGAAGCGGATTCAGACGAAGTTAATATAGGAAACGTGATTCCTGCTTTAAATTTAGCTCCGAGTCAAGATTTAAGTATTGCTTTTTGGTTTAAGTGGGCAGGTGGTGGGGATGTATTTAACACTATCATACATAAGTGGAAAAGTGGTGTTAACGCAGGCTTTGGTATTTATATAAACAGAGATCAATCAAAAATTAGGGCAAGTATAGACTGGGCTGGAACAACTGCGGTCAGTGAAAATGTAGTAGATATTATTGTTGATACATGGTATTTAGCAGTTTGGAGAGTAGATCGTACCGGAAATTCTTCTTTAAGTTTAAATAATTGGGCGGATTTCCAAAAACTTACCATTTCGAGTTATGTTTTGAATGATGTAACAAATGTTCAGAATTTTTACTTGGGGGCAAATGCTGCTCTCAACGCAAGTTATGGGCCATATAATGGAGTTTTAGATTGTGTAGCTGTCTGGGACAGATTAATTACCGAAGAGGAAGAAGCACAAATATGGAATGATGGTAATGGAACAGAAGATTACGGAATTTGGGAAGCACCGGTAATAAGTGTACAACCTATTAGTCAAACAAAAAGTGTTGATGATAGTGTTACCTTTTCCGTGACAGCAACAGGAACACCAACTCCTACGTACCAATGGAAAAAAGATGGTAATGATATATTTGGGGAAACTTCTGATTCACTTTCTTTTACGGTAGATGCAAATTCAGGGGGGGACTATACTTGTGTAGCCAGCAATTTAGAGGGTTGGGATACTTCTGATACTGCTACCCTATCAATTATTCCGTTGATAACGGATCAGTCTTCAAGTACTCCAGTTCCTTTAGGACAATTAGCCACTTTTATTATGACTGTTGTAGGGTATCCTGTGGTAACCTACCAATGGAGTAAAGATGGCTCTCCAATGGTTGGAGAAACGAGTTCTTCTTTATCTTTTTACACGGAAAGTTCTGATGCGGGTACATATACTTGTGTAGTTACAAATGTTGCAGGATCTGATATTTCAGATGGTATTGTTTTAACAATTATTAGTAATCCATATACTTGGAATCCTTTTAATTTGATTTTAGATGCAGAGAGGGCTGATTAATGGCAAATTGGCATTTAGATGAAGGCTATTATTTAGATGAGGAAAGCCAAGTAGAGATATCTTCGGAAGCGACCCTACTTCTAGATTTGCAATACATAGCTAAACCTTTAGCCAGCATAGAATTGATATCAGAGTGTGAGTTATCAATAAGTGTAATTCAAGCTGTCGCTTTGGATTTACTTGAGTTGGTTCCTGAGAAATTTCAATCGTCTCTTATTCTTCAAGATTATTGCGAAGAAGCCAGTACTCAAGTGGGTAGCTGGCTATCCAGTGTAAAGAATTCCATAAAGCTCGTGAATCCTAATACTGTTGGTACGATACCTTATTTAAGATATCTTGGGGCACTTATCGGGGTTGAGTTTTCTCCAGAGGATGAGACCACAGAAGCCGCTATGAGGAAAGAGCTGGCTAATGCTATTAGCTGGTACAAGTTAAAAGGGACCTATGAATCTATACAAATTCTGTCCTTAATTCAGCAATTTATAGTTAACTTCTACGACATGTATACGAACGACTATGATACCTTTTACATGACGGATTGGTTTGTGGGAGATGAGGATGAAAATCCACCGGGATTTGACGCTACGTATTACAAATCCCCACACTTTGGATTGGAAGTTTTATTAAATAAAGTATTCGAAGTAGGTTCTGACCGGTATCTTTGGCGTTCAACCTACTTGGATAATTTGATAGCTCAGGTTGAAAAGACACGGCCGGTTCATACTATACCTCATTATTTGTTATTGTTGAATCCTAAAACGGATGAGCTTGGACACATAATTGAAGTGGATGGTGAAATACGAACAAAGGTATTGGGTAATTGGGAGTATTCAACTAAGTACTTCGATATGGCCACCGGAGCTGGAGCTTGGAATTTTGATGATGGATCTGTTTTTGATGAATCTGCTACAAACTTTATTAATAGTATCACAAAATACGTTTTCGGGACAGGTGGTAGTTTTGATATAGATAACCCTGTAATAGAGGGTACAATAGATGTTGCAGATATACTTATTACGGATGAAAAAATTGTATTCGAATTCATTCTTCCGAAAACAGAAGTTCAGGCCGGAATAAATGAACTCGGCCTGTACAGTACAGCGTCCGGGACTCCTTTAGTATTATCAAGTGTTTTTCCAAAAATTGACAAAGCAAATAATGTTGAATTAAGAGTGGTAGTTGAAGTTTTCAAATCGGATTTATCTTCAAGTGAACTTCCTCCATCTTAAACTTAATGAATTTAAACATATAGGAGAGTAACATGCCTGATAATGTGGGAACACAAATTGTTAGCTTAATACATTATTCAGCTGCTTCAAGTCCAAATGTAAATAGGCGGCACCAGGATATTAGACAAGTTGGTCTGTACCAAGGGGGTCGACTAACTGTTGTGGACGGACCGACCCGGGCCGCATCATTGTCTGCCTTGATCTGTGAAATTTCTGATGGTACCTACCAAGTAAAAGTTCAAACAACTACTGCAATAAGTCTAACTGCAGTAGAAGCTACTCCGTACATCATCTTGCGGTGGACATATGTTGGTGCCGCTTCTGATTTTATGGAAGTATTATCAATAGCAGCTCCATTAACAAATGACGTTGTGATAGGTAAAGCTAATTTTGCAGCGGGAGCCTTGACTGGATTTACTTATGGGGATGCCACGTATCCAAGAAGTACTCCCAATACTCAGGATCTATTTTTGAAAGTAGAACCTACAGAGGATGCCGAATTAAAAGTAAGGATCCGGGCGGGAAGGATTACTGGTTACACAGAAAGTATTGATGTTATTGATCAAAAAAGTTCTTTGTTTACCGTACCAACTGCTAATTCAAGAATTGATTTAGTGTACTTAAATAAAGATACTGGGGCGGTGAGTATTGATGCATCAGGAACGGAGGCAGCTTCACCTGTCGCCCCAGATTACGCCGGAAAGTTAGTTCTGGCTGAAGTAACTCTGGCTGCTGCTAGTACTAATATCATAGCGAGTATGATAAAGGATGTTAGAAATTGGATAGCTTTGCCTCAGAGTGTAGATGATACTACAATAGAAAAAAGTGCCACTGGAGAACTCCAAGTTAAATCAACGGGAGTAGGATTACAATTAAGAACTGGAACATTGGCGGCGTATGATTTTACTGAAGTGGATATTACTCAAGATGGTGCTTGGCATGATTTAGATTTATCTTCTATTGTTCCAGTTGGAACTAAAGCTGTTACATTATCAATTGGTTTGTATACGTATGCGGATATTGCAGAAACTATTTATTTTAGAAAAAAGGGTGTTCTTGATAGTGTTAATATCGCAAGAGCCGACAATACAATACTAGGTCGTGGACAGGTTTCAGATGTACTAGTTGGAGTTAATAGTGATAGAAAAATTCAATATTATGTAACACATTCAGTTCAAGCAATTGGATCAATACAAATAGTAATAAGAGCATGGTACTTATAAGAGGAGAAAATAAATGGGAAGTGTGAATCATGGTACCCAGGATATAAGTTGGAATTTTTATGAAGAATTGACATCGAGGGATTTCAATGAACGTAATATGAATATTCAACCAAGAGGTATATACAAGGGTGGCTATTTGACTAGAGTTTCTGACGCTGAGGTCTCCTTATCTCCCCTTACCGCGGAGATAGGTGATACTGTTATTCAAGTATCCATAAGTACCGCTGTCGCGGCCACACTCAATGTCAGTACGTTAGATTCGGGAAGTATATCCTCAGCTACTCCTGTTTTGGTGCTTCGATGGGCATACACCGCTTCGGCCGCCAATTATATGGAAATTCATGCGATTGCCTCTGCTGCCGTTGCTTTATCTAATGACATTATTATCGGCAAATGTAACTTTAGTGGGGCAACTCTGGTTGACTTTGACTACGCGAATAGAACTTTTCTTACTATACAAGATCTGTTCTTAAAGGTGGAAAGTAGCAGCGGTCTTTACGTACAACTGCGGGCTGGTAGAATTCAAACCGCCACGGGTTACGTACAAATTCCGGAAACATTGGTAGGACCGTTCTCGGTACCGGGATCTCCTAATTCTAGAATCGATCTTATTTATATTGATACCGATGGGACAGTATCAATAGCAGCAGGAGCTGCAGCTCCTAGCCCATCTGCACCTAGTTATGCAAGAAGATTGGTAGTTGCTGAAATTAGGATAGCAAATGGGGATACCACCATCCCGGCTAGTCGAATTACTGATGTCCGATCTTTTATAAGTAAGAATTTTGATATGTCTCCGGTTACTTATGTAGGCGGAGAAAGTGTGACTCATGCTAACGGTTTGATAGAAAAAATGGGTAAAACCGCTACGCCGGTAGGCAATCTCGCATACAATGGTACTGTAACGGTTACCTTTGCAACACCTTTTCCAAATGGTATTAAGTCAGTAGTCGGGAATATGAAAAATACAGCAGGATACGGGGCAGTTGTTGAGATTTATTCTGCAACTGTAAACGCCGTGGTGTTTAGATATACTGAGTCCGATATAGGGATATACGAAGCTTGTGATGGAATTTACTGGATGGCAAAAGGTTGGTAACCAATATGATAACTATTAAACATAATAAGGGGACGGGTGTAATTCCGATTAAAAATACCGCGTGTAGGGCTCGTCCCATTACGGATATTCTTCCAACAGGGGCATGGAAAGACCGTACATGTTTTCTTATTGGTGGAGGTCCAAGTTTAGTGGATTTTGATTTTCGCAAGATAGAGAATCAATTATCAATAGGAATAAACAAGTCGTTCATCAAATTTCCTACAACAGTAAACTACGCCATGGATGTGCGATTTTATGATCTTATTACTTTTCCAGAAAATGATAAGTTAAAAAATCTACACCAACAGTGGTTGGACTACAGGGGAATTAAAGTTTTCTTAAAGCACAGCAGTAAGACACGCTATGATCCTTCTGTGTATTTTGTACCCAAGTTTCCCACCAATGCTTTAAGTTTAGATCTTAAGAAAGGAATATGGGGAGGTAATAATTCTGGATTCGGCTCGCTAATGCTGGCTTGTGCTTTGGGAGCAAAACGAGTGGGCCTTTTGGGATTTGATTTAAAAGTTAAAGAACCTAAGGATTCTAAAGAAAATAAAATAGAAACCCATTGGCACAGTGGGTACGGAAATGAAAAGAAGGAAACTTATCAAAAGAAACTGGATAAGTTTAAAGAATGTTTTACCAGTTATGCATCTGCGATAGCTGAGCAGGGTATTTCTGTGGTTAATTTAAATCTTGATAGTGCATTAAATTGTTTTCCAAAAGATACTTTGGATAATTTTCTGTGTAAGAGCGGGAAGTAGGTATAATTATAACATAAGGTAGACTGACGGCTTGAATGTTTTAGAGAGTTAATGTAAGCTCCGATTCTGTGATGGAAGAGGACGAAGGACTGCACTGGGTTCGAGTCCTGGAACTTTCTGTTCAGTTTACTAATTATGATGTGGATAATATTAATAGGGCGGTGGCGACCGATAAGGAATGTAGGGAAAGCACAAAGCCATCATGCCCGCCCTATTAATTTATCAAGAGAGAAGGTGGAGAACAATGCAGAATTTAAGACATCTGGGATCGAAGCTAAATCATTCTGCTCTGATAAAAAGAATTATTGAAAAGCCAAGGTCTCTACTTTTCAAAAGTTCATTTTTAATCACCAGTAAAACTGCACCAAAAATGTTAACCTCCATTTCTTCTATAATAAGTGCCAAGCAAAAAGATAGGGTTTTTCTTGTAGGTAGTGGACCAAGTTTGTGGGGATTCAATTTTGATATCCTGGCGGATGAGGACACTATCTGTGTAAACAGTTCAGTATTTGATGTTCCACAACCTAATTTTTTTATCACTAAGGATTATTCTTTTTTGCTGAAGTACCTCATTCCCTGTTTGCAAGCTAAAAGTAACGCGGTAAAAATTTGGAACAGTGCTATGAAAATTTTTGTCGCTTGCTACGCTGAAGGAAATCTTCAAGATATTGACAACGAAATTGTTGACGTGTCACATGGAATTAGATATGATTTATGCCCAGTTAACTGGGTTATAAAGAATCATGAGCAGTGGGGTATTGGTTTATCACTAGCTGATTTTAGATGTGGAGTTGATAGTGGGTACGGGGCCTTACAACTTGCTATTCTACTGGGTTATAAAAATATTTATTTTTTGGGCTATGATATGTGTGTACAGGGGGAAACACATTATCATAGTAGATATAAAAAGAGAAAGTCTGAAGAATTCCAAAAGAAACTTGATGGTTATGCTAATTTGTATATACAAGCCTTTCAAGAAATAAAAAATATGAATCAAGTAAAATTATATAGTTGTTCTTCCACTAGTAAATTTAATTCGTATATTGAATATCTTCCAGTGGAGGAAGTTTTGAAATGAAACGTATCACAATATTGATTCCCACTAGGAATCGTCTCGAAAAATTGAAAAAAACACTTGCCTCAATTCCAAATCTTGATTATGTGAATGTCTTGATTGCCTGTGACAGTGACATGGATACATTCAAGTATATTGAATCTCTTAACAATCCAAGAATTTGGCCAATGATGGTGCTCGCCTGTTGCGGTTCGGAATTTGCTGGTTCCGTTGAATGTAAAAATTTATGCACACCCGACGTGGAAGACGGATTGTTATATGGTACAGATGATATCATTTTCCAAGAAAATGCTATTCAAAATGCTTTTGCTTATTTTAATTTGAATTTTCCAGATGATGATGGTGTTGTTGGATTTGTTCAAGAAGGGAATACCTTTCATCCAACTGGTGTAGGTTTAGTAGGTCAGAAATTTCTTCAGAGGTACCCCGGGAAACAACTATTCTTCCCAGGTTACTTTCATTTTGCTTGTCAGGAGATTTATGACTTGTGTAATAAAATTGGTGGAAAGTTTGTTCAAGCAAAAAATGCAGTAGTTCTGCATAAACATCCTTGCAATTTTAGAGAAGAAATGGATCAAACACATCAGGACGCTCGAATTAAAAAGCGTAAAGATCATACTCTTATAAAAGAGAGAAAAGCAAAAGGATCAATATGGGGTGACAATTAATACAGGGGAAGAAATGGATATTTTAGAAGAAGTTTTAGTTGGTGGTAAAGATGAGAGGCACTGCCAGCAGACTCCAGATGAAGCAAAATTTTTAGCTGAAACTGCTTCGCTAATAACAGATGGAGTCATTGTTGAGATAGGTCGTAGATTTGGTGGGTCAACGCTACTTTTATGCTCGTATTCCAAAAATTCAAAAATGTATTCTATTGATACGGAAACGGTAGACAGTGAACGGGCTTTCAAATTGCTAACGGATCACGGAATTCTTCCAGAGAGTTTTACATTCATAACGAATCATTCTCAACATATATCAAAATGGAATGTACCTATTGATCTATTATTCATTGACGGTAACCACACTACTAATGCTTGTAGAATAGATTTGGAGATTTGGGTTCCAAGAGTTAAGCCAGGTGGACTGGTTTTAGTTCACGATGTTGGTTCTACAGGAATTCCAGGACCTAAATTGGCTATTGCTGAGTATCTTAAAGCAGGTGGACCATTGACTTTCGTCAAACAAATTGGCTCAAGTCAATTATTGAGAAAGATGGAGTAGTTAACATGAGATACGCGGTAGAAATGCCAACAAGGGATAGGAATACAACTCTGGTTCAATGTTTAAGAACCTTTGAACAACAGGTTCCAAAGCCAGATTTTATTGTTATTGTTAATAATAATACAGATGGAATACTACCTGAGATTCCAGCATTAAGTATTCCTTTAAGTGTTATTCATAATAGATACTCTGTTCCTGGTCCTGAACAAGCCCACCAAACAGCTCTTGAATTTTTTGTTGAAAGAGATATCAAAGTAGGTGTTCGATGGGATGATGATTTACTCCCACGACAAGGATGTATGAAAGCCTTACTCGCCCACTTTGAAGACCCATATTTTAATGGGGTTGTTGGGGGTTGCTATCCCAGACCAGGGTATCCAATTTGGAATAACACGGGCGTAACTCCGTTGCCCCTAAACCAACCACCAGCCCATTTACAATTTTTTGAATGGCAAAATAAAGTTATGAAGCACGTACCTAGTTTGTATAGTGGTATGATGTACTCGACCAAACGAGCGTTACAAATTGGGGGATTCTGTACTGAGTATAGTCAACTTGGTTTTCGAGGTGAAACAGATTTTTCGATACGAATGGAAAACTGTCGAATTGAACCTCATGCGGTAGCTGTCCATTTATTGGCCGTAGGTGGAGTCAGAACAATCGGCAATCCACTTGCCATAGAAAAAATAGATCAAGCTTTGTTTGATAAAAGAATGAAGGATAACAAATGGCAAGAAGAATTATAATTTTAACCAATACCTCTATGGAGGATAAAATTGGTGGGGTCCCAGTTCATTGTAAACTTCTGCAAAGAGTTTTTCCAGAAGCTATCCATTTAACTTGTTCAAAAGTTGGTGTGACTAAGGGTACTTTCGAAGAGATGTCTTATAATTTAGGGTACCTTGCGGAACACAAAGGATTGATTAAACCTGATGATATTGTTATAACTGATGGCTTTTGGGGTTGTGGGTTATCCAATCAAGATCGAGTCATTGTTGTTTGTCATGGAATTTTATCCGGAGATGTGGGCTTACAGCATCCCATATCCCAATATCAAAAAAAACACATGGAAAGAAACCATGTTGTCTCAGTCAGTATAAACGCAGCACAAGAGTGTATTCGGGATTACCAATTTACTTGTGATACAGTCATTATGAACGGAATTGATTTGGATATATTTTGTCCTCCTCAAGTTCCACCGGGAGCGTTTGTTCTTGGTACTATTGACCCCATGGGGAAATGCCGAATAACCAAATTCAATGGACTTATAGATCGGTTAAAGGCTGATTTTACTATTCAAAATGTTCAAGGAGATTGGCCATACGCAGTTGCTAAAGAATATCAAAAGTGTTCTGCATACCTCCATCTATCAAGATATGAAGGTTGCTCATACGCAGTAAATGAAGCCTTGGCGACGGGCCTTCCAATAATAGCAACGCCTACAGGTTTAATAGGGAATTATCAAGCTTTCTTAAATGAATATAAGTTACCAATAGGTGAAATTTTAACCTCAGTAACTCCTACTTATGAAGAAGTAAAGGCCTCAGTTTTGAAGGTTCAAAGAGAGTACTCAACCTATAAACCCCTAGAGTGGTGCCAAAAATATTGTAACTTTCAGCTTTTCAAGAAAGAATGGACGAATTACATCGCTAATTTTATAAGCGTATAAGGATAGGTATGCAATATCATAGAGATAGAATTAGCCGAACAAATTCGAGGATTCAAGGTACTCAGATACATAAAAAAGTACCAATAAGTAGTCCTATAGTAGCACCCGAACTTAATTATGCCTATGTTCGAAAAGTTGGTAAGAAAAGTATTGTGCATGTTGTTTATCCAGCAATTTCAATTCCTCCAAAAAATTATGGCGGGGTCGAAAAAGAAATATATCTTTTAGCTAAGGAACAAGCCAAAAGAGGATATGATGTGTACGTTTTTGCTCATCCAGAATCCGTGATTCCAGGGTGCAAGATAATTCCTTGTCCATCCTGCGGAAATACTATGGGTCAAATTCAAGCGGATATGGTGCTCAAGTTTATTCAACGGTGTAAACCGGATGTAATTCATGACCATAGTCCCTGGGGACTGCTGGGTTCTCGTAACTGTCATTGTCCAGTTATCCGGGGTGTTTATGGAGATCCTTTTAAGCTCTATGTGGCAACAGTTAGAAGTGATACTACAGTGGTATTTACTACTAAAGCTTTTGCAACATTTTATGGTTATCCAAATGCGCCAATCATTAGAATGGCCATTGATGAGAACTTAAAAAATGTTCCCTTTTGTCCTGTTAGAAAAGCAACCTGGGCGCTATTTGTAGGAAAAATGGAAGAAATTAAGGGTCCACAAACTGCCATTGCCTGGGCAAAGAAAACCAATAGAACCTTAGTTATGTTGGGTCCAATTTTTAACCTGGCATTTTTTGATACACAAGTACGAACACATGTGGACTATTCCTGCAATACCATTAAAAATGCTGTGGATCTGGCAAATGCCCTGCCCACGGGTAAGATAATCTATGGAGGTACTTTACGTCAGGTTGATTTTTGGGTGCCCTATCTTGCAGCAGGAGTTACTTTTGTTCCGAGTGAATGTGAAGAAGCTATGTCTATGGTGGTTCAGGAAGCAATGCTAACTGGATGCCCCGTTATTGCTACTAACAGAGGTGGGATATTTGAATCAATGGGAGAAGGAATTGGTGGAAGAGTGGTAAGTTCCACCGATGAAGTTGCCATGTATCTCGATACCCTCAACCATTGGTATCAGGCTAAGGAAGCTCGAGATCATATTCTCACTACACGCACACCTGAAGTTATGGTTGACAGCTGTGACGAGATCTACAGAAAGGTGATGAAATGAAAATTTTGGTAGCCGGTCCGTACATTGGAGAACTCGGATTTGAATCGTGTAACTGGATGCCCCATCTTGCTGCAA